AGGTTAATGCCGTGCAAAAAATTTGGCCGCTTGAAGGCTACTTGCTCAAGCAACGACTGCATGACGCAAGTTAAGCAAACCGTGATAAACTAACCCCGACGATGTTCGGGGTTTTTTATATGCGACAGATCGAAGCGCGAGATATTGACAGCCTAATCCCCTACGCAAATAATGCTCGCACGCATAGCGCCGAGCAGGTGGCTCAGGTTGCTGCAAGCATTAAAGAATTTGGCTTCACTAATCCGGTACTGATCGACGAGCAAGGCGGCATTATTGCAGGACATGGCCGCGTGATGGCAGCTAAAAAACTAGGGCTTGCCGAAGTGCCTTGTGTTGTTCTGGATGGATTAAGCGAAGCGCAGAAAAAGGCATATATCATTGCAGACAACAAACTGGCGCTTAATAGCGGCTGGGATGCTGACATGCTCAAGGTTGAGATGGAGCGACTAGGCGAGCTTGGTTTTGATCTGAGCCTAACGGGCTTTGATGATATTGAGCTGGGCGAGTTGTTCGGTGAGCCGGAGCAGATCGAGGGCTTGACGGACGAGGATGAAGTGCCAGAAGCGCCTGAAACGCCTGTAAGCGTACTTGGCGACGTTTGGTTACTTGGCAATCATCGTTTGATGTGTGGGGATAGCACCAGCATTGATGCGGTGGAAAAGCTGATGGCAGGGAAGAGGGCAGACTTTTGCTTTACCTCGCCACCGTACAACGCAGCGATAAAGTCTGATCAGATGCACAGCAAGGCGCCGAAGTCAGGCGCTGGTGGCTTGTATGTCGGCGGGTACTCGGACGACAAGTCGAGCACTGAATACATTCAGTTCAACTCGGACATCATCAGTGCGCTCTCGGCAGTGGCGGGCGAGAATTTCACCTGTTGCTACAACATCAACTACAACAAGAACAGCCCGAGCGAGTACATCGACGTTATCCACGCTGCCAAGCAGAGCATCCCACTGGTTGAAACTATCGTTTGGGAAAAGGCGATGGCGGTCTCGCTGCAAGGCGACAACCTGACGCGCATCTTTGAGTTCGTCTTTGTGCTGTGCAAGGGCAAGTTCAAGATCAACAAGAACCGCACCGACTGCCTGAAGAATCTGTGGAAGATAAGCAACATCGGCGCGAACCACGAAAGCCACAAGGCTTGCTTCCCGATCAAGCTGGTCGAGGAAGGCATCAAGAACTTCGCGCCGCACGGTGCTGTGATCGTCGAGCCATTCGGCGGAAGCGGGACAACGCTGATTGCGGCAGAAAAGCTCGGGTGCAGTGCATTCCTGATGGAGCTAGACCCAAAATACTGCGACGTGATCGTTCGCCGCTGGCAGGACTTCACTGGCAAGCAAGCCACGCTAGAATCAAACGGCAAAACCTACGCGGAGTTAAAAAATGACCACTAACAAAGGCGGGCAGCCACAAAAGACGCTAACACCTGAGCAGGTGGCCGAGGTGTCTACGCTTGATCACGCTAGGATGATCAAAGAGCCTATCGTTTACGGCTTACAGGATAGCAGCGGCGCATTGTTTTATGTTGGCAAGACTACAATCGCGGCAAAGCGGTTTGCAAGCTATAAAAAGGGGTTGTGTCACGGCAATCTAGCATTAGGCGAAAAACTAAGTGAAGGCGGCGTGTCTGTGATCATCTTGTCTAGGAGTCCCGAAAACATATCAGACACAGAAAAGCACTTTATCAAAAAATATCGAGACCAATTGATTAACGTGGTCGGCATCAAAACTCAGTTTTACAATAGCGCGATCAAGCCTTGGTTTGCCGGTACAGGCATTAGGCATCCAAGTGACGGCATGATGTTTTGCGCTGCAAAGACAAGCGAGCTAACGGTGGCAGAGGCGTTTAAAGATGTTTACGATATCAGAAACAAGATGACCGATGCTGAGCGGTGCGCGTTTGAAGTCAGCATATATCGCGACATGATGGCCGTGCTTAAAAAGCGCTATAGCCGATGGTTTGAATCATGCAGTGCTAGGATGTTGGAGTGTATGCAAAATGCCAGCTAAAATAGACCTTACCGAGAAGCAGATCAGCGAGATTGAAACACTTGCGATCTTTTTGACGCAGCAGCAAATGGCTGATTATTTCGGCATATGCAAGCGCACGTTTGCAAACATGATTGAGCGTGATGAGCGCATTCTGATCAATTATAACAAGGGCAGGGCAAAGGGCATTGCCAAAATTGCTACAGGTCTTTTTCAGAGGGCAATGAGTGGTGACACAGCAAGCGCGATCTTTTACCTAAAAACACAAGCCGGATGGAAAGAAGGCGGTATCAAAGAGGTTGCGGAGGAAAAAGATACCGAGTTGACCATCGTCATCAAACGGGCATCAAAAGATGATAGTTGATCTCTCCCTAACCGAACCGCAAGAGGACTTTGTTTTTAGTCCTGCCGAGTTTCCGCTTATCGTTGCGGGCTTTGGAGCAGGCAAATCAGAAGCACTAATCAAACGCTCAATCCTACAAAAGCTGCAATATCCTGATTTGGATCAGGGTTATTTTGCGCCGACATTTGATCTTATTCGCTTAATTGCTTGGGATCGTTATCAAAATATCTTAAATGAAATGGGCGTACCTTTTAAGACTAATAAATCAGATCGAACTATCACGGTGATGGGCAGGGGCAAGATCATATTTCGGTCGATGGAAAACCCTGATGGGATCGTCGGTTTTGAAACGGCTGACAACGTGATTGATGAGTTAGACACACTCAAAACAATCCATGCTGAAAACGCATGGAATAAAATCATTGCCCGTGGCCGTCAACGCAAGCCAGATGGCTTGCCCAATACTAGCGCGGTAGGCACAACGCCAGAGGGCTTTAGGTTTTGTTACGATCGCTGGGTGCGCAACGGCGGCGGCAATTACCAACTGTACCGGGCATCTACATCATCCAACCCGTTTTTGCCGGATGGCTATGTGCAAGCTTTGCGAGATACCTACCCACCTCAACTGCTAGACGCATACCTTGAGGGCTTGTTTGTCAATCTAGCGGCAGGTGGGGTATATCCTGAGTTTAACCGCGCACTAAACAGATCAGACGCAACCATTCAGACCCGTGAGCCGCTACACGTCGGCATGGACTTTAACGTGCTCAAAATGGCCGCCGTGGTGTTTGTGGTGCGTGATGGTCTGCCTATCGCTGTGGATGAATTAACAGGCGTGCGCGACACACCGCAAATGATCGAGTTGATCAAAGAGCGTTATTCAGATCACCATATCACCGTCTATCCCGACGCGGCAGGCCAAGCGACTAGCAGCAAGTCGGCGAGCGTATCGGATCATAATTTGCTGCGGGCGGCTGGTTTTGTTTTGAGCGTCAACGGGACAAACCCAAGCATCAAAGACCGAGTGAACGGATTTAATGCGATGATCTTAAACGCCGATGGAGCGCGTCGATTGAAAGTGAATCCTGACAAATGCCCGACGCTGGTTGAAGCCCTTGAGCAGCAAGCGTATGATAAAAACGGAATGCCCGACAAGCAAGGCGGTTTTGACCACATCACTGATGCAGCCGGATATTTCCTCGCCAAACGCTACCCACTCGCCCGCCCACCGCTCAAAGTGAGCAAGTCATTACTGAGCCGCGTATGAAAAAGACCAAGCCCAACTTTATCCGTGCAATGATTCAGCGGCTGCGCATGCCAGTGATTGACGCGCCCGCACTACCGCGCTTTGAAGCCCCGAAACTGCCTGCCGGTGTTGTGCCCGCAGGTGTTACCCCGCAAATCGCCACCGACTCATCGACGGTGAGTCTTGGCAACTGTCTTGCATCGACAAGTGACTTCGGGATCTATCCGCACTTTCGCGGCTACGGTTTGCTTGCTCAATATGCGCAGATCAGCGAGTTTCGAGCGCCGACCACTACGCTTGCAACTGAGATGACCCGCGAATGGATTGAGCTAAAAAGCGTCGGCAATGAAGATCATAGCGACGTACTCAAAGCAATTGCTGATGAATTAGACCGGCTCAGGGTTCGCGATGTGATTAAACAGGCGCTTGAAACAGACGGATTCTTTGGTCGTGGAACGATCTACATTGACGTGGGGCAGCGCGACATCGACGAAACGCCATTGGTAATCGACCCGCGCACGATCAAAAAAGGCTCACTCAAGGGCTTTAAGTCCATCGAACCAATTTGGACGACACCTGCTCAATACAATGCG